TACGAGGTCTTTGCGCTGCCCAACCGTAACGTTGTGTAGCAGGTGAAGCCAGCGCAGCAGCCGCGGCGTAGAGTCGCCAATAGCATTCAGGATGTCAGGCAGTGGCACAAACTCGGAGTAGACATAACGCCCATATAGATCCCACGGGTAAGGCATCTTGCCTAGGATGATCTTTTCATTGCCAACCCAGGTAATCCACATCATCCCGTATTCGTCGCGCTGGTGCGATTCGAGGATGTCAAAGCGCTTGCCGGGAACCAAGCGGCTCGGGTGCATGGGGATCGTCTGATTCAATGCCGATGTGCGCAAACGTGTTCTAAGGTCGTGCGGCTGCAATTGGGTATTGGCTACGTTCGGCGCTGGCATGTCGAGGATTTCTTCGCACGCCTTGATGTCGAAGATTGGCTTTTCTTGCCCATCATCCCCAACGTACTTCTTGCGGAGCATCTTCTGCAGCCATACATCGGTTTCCCAGTAGTTCTCTACAACCCAAGCCGATTCCCCTAACACGCGGCAACCAGGCTCGAGAAATAAATCGCCCACAAAGATGTTCTTAACGCACGGGCCTTCGTACTTGACGGTTAGCTGGCGATCCTGCATCTCCGTTTGGCCTTGGGAGAGCAGTTGTTTAATCTTGTCATCGTCAAGCTCGGTCGAGTAATCGCTTTGCCCGTCTGAGGAATCGCCTTCTGCTTGATTTGAGGGATTGACTAGCGGCCGGCGAATGCGCCGCATGATTTCGATTGTGTCCCAGTAGACCTTGGAATAGCCGACGCCAAAGGTAATGCCAGAATCAACGACTCTGCGATGCTCCAGGGCTTCGCCTGATCTGTCGAATTGCTGGAAAGCTAAGGCTGTCAGCTTGTCCGCTACTGGATCATTCTCGCCATTAGGAGTGGTGTAATTGATCTGCGGCGGGTTAGCCGTAAGCCTCGCCAGTTTGCGCCTACGGATAAGCGATAGCTCCGGCATGCAGACGTTGGTGCGGCTGGTGTCTTCTGTGTCATTGCCAGACCGATCTTTGGTCATGATGGGCTTGGTGCGGCATTTCACTGCACGATACACGTCTTCCCACTCATCCCAATAGTTGGTCTGCATGTAGCGCCGCGATTCGTTGCGGCGGTCTACGATGTCAGAAACGTCAGTTTTGGCGGCAGGCATTAGTAAGCGAGGCCAGCGTTAATCGGCTTCCATGTGCTGGCAATTCTTGTGGACGGCTTGAGATACACAGGCTCGGACATGCACAGATAGCGCAAGCAATCAGTCAGGTGATTGCGCTTCATAACTGGCTTGCCGGTTGGGTCTTGGCGCTCTGCCATGAGTGGAGTTAGCGGTTGGTAACGGTTGTTCTTGAGTTGATAGACCAACTCGGGGCATTCATCCTGAAAGATGTGCAGCCTTGACTTAGGCTTAAATGTCCCATCGCGCTGTTCGCGCAGCATTGGCTTGAGCCACTCATTTACGCACGAGATGCCGACTTCATGGTCTTTCTTCGCGTCTTCAAACGGGTAGAGCCCTGCGGCTTCAAATCGTTGCTGGAAGTTTGGCTGTTCGCCATCGTCTGAAGTTCCCTTACCAAAAGCTCGGGCCGCATAATCAATAACTCGCTTGGCGATTGTTTCCGCTTTGCCTTCATTCTTGGGATTCTCCGCGGACTCCAGCCACTTCACCGTTTCAACATATTCTCGAATTGTGTATCGGCTATCGTCTTCAGGGACGTTTCCCGGCTTGCCGTAAATCCGGCTGGGCCACAGCTCCCGATAAATCCATCCATCTCCCCACTCGTCAACCGCCAGCCACAGCGAAGCATGGGGAACCACAGGATGTGGATCGAGAGCGTAATATCTTGTCCAGTTAGTTGGAATTGGGAAGGATCGCTCAAGCGTAGCCTCCTCGCTCATGAGGTAAAGCAGTGTGCCGAGCTTTGCCGAAAAGTCTATTTCATACTCTTGCCGGTACATGGCCTTGTCGGTCATTTCGCGGTACTGACCTAAGGCCCAGGGGCTTAACTCCATGTTCAATTCCGTCACGGCAACTTTCTCGCCAGCCCCTTTGACTTCATCCGCTGAGTAGTGAAGCTCCATCACGCGGATGCCGTGCTCGTTTGTCCAGGCTTTGATACCTGGGTGGGGGGAATCTACTTCAGAAACCAGGTTAATACCCCCATTACCGAGATTGCGGCGCAGGCAACCGCAGGAACTTTCATGCTAGCCTTCCATGCGACCCTTGCTAGCACGTAACAAGGAAAGGCAAGCATTCTGGCCATTAACACAGCCGTTTCATGATCAACCGCCATAAAACTTAGTCCTAGCCGCGCCAAAAGACCGCTTCTTGGGGAATGGATTGCCAGGGGGAGCGGGAACGCCCTTACCTTGCGTTGCGCCGGCAATGTTGGCTGAATTAGCCGACTTGCCATTGCCAACACCCTTCATCGGGCCTTTGGCGGCAGCCAGGTTCGCCGTGCCCTTGGCATTCTGTAATGGCGCCGGAGGAGCGGAGATCTGCGATTGAGCCGCGACTCCGCCTGGACCTTGCTTGATGCCCTTGGGTGAGTTCTGCGGCTTGGCGCCGGTAATGGGTAGGCCCTTAAATGTTTTCATGCGTTTCTCCAGGTGCGGACGTAAGTGCTTAGGCGTCTTGGGCGAAGCTAGCGCCTTCTGTACGCCTGAAACCATGTGAGCGTGCTGCGATGGATGACCAAACATATTCACGCCGCCTTCTCCATCATTTGGAACCTGACATATCCGCCTATGCGGACAGGTAAAACTGCTTCGCCAGTCTTGGTAAATAGCGTCAAGCGCTGCAACTCAGGCTGGCCGATTGGCACAACCATTCTCCCGCCATCAACTAACTGCGTGCGCCAAGCTGGGTAAATCTCCTGCGTCCCGCATGTAACCACAATTGCGTCAAATGGCGCTTCGCTTGGGATACCGTCTTTCCCGTCGCCTTCGCGGAAGAAGACGTGGTTGCCCAAGTAATCGCAGCGGTTAAACGGCTTTAATTCAACGGTGTGAACTTCCTTGCAGTGTTTTGCCCAAATGCCAGTCTGCGAGCATGAACCGGTGCCAATTTCCATTAGCTTGTCTGTGGGCTTGAGCTGCAGCAGTTCGAGCATTAGGCATGTAACTTCGCCACCAGGTATTGCTCGAGGCGGATCGCCAAAGGTGCGTAGGGCGATCACGCAGCCTTAACCTTTTCGGTTCTCAACTTGTCGCGCAGATATTTGATAAATGTCTCTATATCGGCAATGCGTAATTCAAGACAATCGCTCTTTGAATGGGTGAAGAGGGCAGAACCGGCTATCCATAACTCGCAACGGTCACACCTAAATGAATCGCGAAAAGGCGGTTCTGGCTGTTTTTTGGCTCTACTCATCTTGCGCACATATCCGCGAACGGCCCAGGCCCCGCCGAACTAACGCCGATCATCTGCTTTGCTACGGGGTGCGCTGTGTTCCAGCAGGCTGCAAACTCCTCAAGAAACGCGCATTCGTCAAAGATCACAATGGTTGGGTGATAACTGCGGATCTGGTGCACGCCTTTGGGGATACCAACAATGCGGCCGCCGTCAGCCCACCCTAATTCCGTAGTGTTCTGCGACTTCAGGGGATGCCGAGCCTTTAACCACTCTGGTTGATTCCTGTATAGGCATTCGGCGTAACTTATCAGCCTGGTAGCCTTCTCCTCGCCCTGACACTGAATTACGACTTCGGACTTTAGCCATTGGGCATGGTGTGTCCCGTAGATGACAGCACACCAGCTCGTGAGCATCTCCCGTGACTTCGGGATAAGCAATCGCGGATAGTTCGAGAAAGCGTCGAAGACGTGTTGGAAGTAGCTCTTCTTCGGAAACTTCCCGCGGAATTCCAAGCCTTGCTGCGCGTAATGCGGATTCTCGGTTGCGGTCCAATTTTGTGCCCAATAAAGCGGACTCTCGGCGCATCTAGCGTCCTCAATTAACTCGCCCAGTTCCGCTCTGTCCTCCAGCGGAACGTGAGGCATTAGCTCTGCCAGCTGCGTCGGCGAGTATTTGCTCAAAACGGCTTGCAAGGTCGTCGCTACGGCGTTCATCGTTGATGTCTATTTCCTGCTTGGGCTTGCCGTCTAAGCGATCAGCAATGAGGTTTACGGCGAATAGATCGCCGGCCTTGGCCTTCTTAACGACAGCCTTGGCTATTTCCTTGGCTTCTTCATAGCTCAGAACATCACGCAGGGCTTTTCGGAACAGCTTTATCTTGGCGGTACCCTCTGGATTTCCTGATACTCCAGGTAGCCATCTTGGATTCCCTGCTGGCATATTTGTAAGTTGTTGAAAACTAACCGCCGTAGAACTTAGTACGCTTCTCGGGATATTTGCCGCCGTTTGCCTTCTCTTTGCGCTTCTCTGAAAGCATGATGGCTATGGCTTGCTTGGGGTTCTTGACCTGCGGACCTTTGGGACCACCCGAGCGCAACTGGCCCGATTTAAACTTGCCCATTACTTCGCTGGATGGCATTTGCTATCTCTTGTCCGGCGTGCCTTTGCTTTCACGGATCTGCATCCAAGCATCAAAGCTCGGGGGCTTTGGATGGCCCCAGATATTGCACCACTTTAGATAGTCGGCGTAGGCGAGCTGCTCTTTAGTTGCCAAGTGAGCGGCCCAGCGTAGCCCGATTGCCTGATTGCCCATGATGTGTCGAAGCCAGAACCGGCCGGCGTGTTAATTGCTCTTTCATAGCCATCACGTGTAAGAAGCAGTTTCGCTCGCAGCATGACGCCCAAGTACTTTTGGTTGGCGTCGATCCAGAATGCCCGGTGATCTGAGATAAGCTCCTCAATGTAGGCTAGTTTCTTGCGAAGTATTGGCTTGTCTATGGCTGGGTTTGAGCGGCACCCGAAGATTGGGAATCTCATGTTTGGACGGTAAGGTGTGAAGTAACCGCAAGTGGCCGCCTTTGGCGCGGCGGGCTGCGTGACTATCCCAACGCGATGAGACAGTCCTTACAGCACACTATGTAGGAGAACTAAGGTGATTACAATAGATTGGGAAAAGATTTCAGGAAATGTTTTCAGCGTGGGAAGGTTAGTTTGCGTTGCTGCTTGATCCACTCAAGCGTTATGCCGTACTTACGCATCTTGTTGTAGATCGTGCGGCCGGTTATGCCCAGGCGGATTGCTGCTCGCTCTACGTGGCCAGTCTGCACCAGGGCATAGATGATTGACTCGCGCTCCACGTCCCGCAAGGGCTTGATGTCCGCTGCGCTCATCGGCGCTCCCCGCGGCGAGATCTAGGGAGCTCAGTTTGCCCATATATCAAAACGGCTTGTTTACCGCCACAGCCTGTAAACGAACGGCTCCCATAGATAGCCACAGTTCCGTCTACGTATTGCCTAACCTCAAGGCAGTGCAAATCACCGGCTAGAGTCATATGCAGAGGTATGTGTGAAAAGTCTGCTCCAGATGGGCCCTGCACGGCGGGAACATCCTGAGGTTCGGCTAGGTTATGCTCCCGCATCTCGGCCATGTTCCAAAACCGTGGTTTGTAGAAGCGAGGGCGAGGTTCGGGTGGTGTCCCTGCGTACATCTCGTCTTCCGCTTCCGCCACCAGGGAATCGCACAGGGTTGCGCTCTCGCAGGCTTCGTGAACCACATAAGGCGCATCCCGTGCCTGCCAAGCCCTTGTTGCGTAAATGGTTTGCCCGTGCGCCCACATATACATCACCAGCAGTGCTACCGAAATTCCTGACATTTCCCCTCCAATCTTTCAGTCCGGCTCCCGGCCTATGACATGGTGATTCTTATAGCCGATCGCCGTCAGCTTGCCGAGAACCGGACCTTCTTGTGCGCCAAAATGCCCAGTTTTGCTAAGTCGGCCTTCACCGAAGCGCACAAACTCTACGACCCTTCTCCCTTGCGAGAGAGCAGGGCCTTGGCCGCACGATAAGAGCACGCTTCTGAGCACGTCGATTCATCTAGGTCGATGGATTCCGTGTCGTGCTTCTCGCATCTCCCGCAGCTCCGTGCGGAGGGACTCGACCTCGCACTTTACGGACGAAATCTGCCTATCCATATTCGCCGCTGTGTCACAAGCCTTGTACACTGACTCGTATCGTGATTTGCAGTCTGCGAGGGCTGGCCGACGTGCTAATGCTTCATCGACTAGCTTAAGCTCCCGCTCTGCCGCGTCCGCCCGTTCTCGCTCCTTCTTGGCGTAGGCTTCGGCAAACTGATACACGACGCTACGGGGAACCGCCATTTCATTAGGCGATCCAAGTTTGGCAGGCTTCCACTTCGGCCACATTTCTTCTGCCGACTCTCGCGCCCCGGCAGGCTGGGAAGCTGGCCGTTCGTTTGGAGCGGAGGAAGTTATAAAAGTAGTGCCAGAGCTGGCACTAATGCCTGCCTTAT